GTTGACTCGGCAACCACCGTACATTTTGCGTGCAAGTTGTTGATAGGCCATCGAGTTGGCAGCGTCAACAGGTGAGCCGTCAGCTTGAATCATCTGAGGCTGTGAGTCACGACCAGCAGTGATGAACACATGACCAGCGTAGCCGTCATAGGGTTGAAAGGTTTTCTTGTTGACCTTTTCCTCACCGCGACCATAGCAGCGGGTCTTGCGATCCTGTTGAATCATTTGCATCACGGTGTTGGCGTGCTCTTTCCACTGCTCAAGTGCAAGTGCGCCGTAGCGTTGCATGAACTGGGCAAAGCCAGCGTGATCCTGCGGCATGATGAACTCGCAGTTGTAGCTGACGCGCTCCTTACCAGTGGCTTCGTTGATTTGCTTCTGGGGTTCCGCAAGGTGTGGGAACGACAGACGCACATTTGACAAAAAAATGATTTCAGACATTACATTTACTCCAGTTTAAGAAAGCCATGAAGGCAGGGATTCGGCAGCGGGTGCTGCTTCTACTGCACTGAATAACGGTGCAGCATTGGTGATGACAGCGGGGCGGCTGTCAGATTCGGGAACCACGGTCAACTTGCCAGCCATCTTGACCACATATTCTTGCTCCATACGGTTCAACTGGCGCTCGGTCAGCGTGACCTTTGTGCCGTCTTTTTTCTCCCATGTCAGCTTCTCAGCTTTCGTGGGTGTGACGAGTTTGGTTTCGTAGACAGCGCCTTTGGGGATGCCCATCTTGACCAGCTTCTCGGCCATCTCAACTTCGGGCAGCGCCCATGCGCGTGAGCCACGACCGTTGACGAGTTTGAGTCCGGGAATAGATTGACCAGCCTGCAAGCGGCGCAGTGCTTCTGCTTCAACACCTTCGAGGAGTTGGCGCATCAGAGGTGCGGCTTCCATGATCTGACGAATCTGTGCATCGTCCATCGTGGTGGGGTCTTTATCGGCGCTTTGTTGCGCGACATCGAGTGGTTGCGTTACTGTTGGCTGGAACATGATTCCGACCTCCTTCATTACATTACCTGCCAGCGCGGCGCAATTACCCTTCGCACGGCAGAACTTACATTGACTGTCACCCGGCACCAATGGTGCATTAGGGTCATCGCAGCGTTGGCCTTCGACAACCATTTTGCCAATCATATCGAGGATTGCTGACACGGGCATTTCATGCGATGTAATTGGCTTCATGCCTTTGATCGCCAGCTTGGGCTGGATGACCGTCAAGCGAACCCTTTTCCAAGGGTACTGGCCGTTTACAGGCAGCTTGAGCATAGCCAAGCAACCCATCGCATAGAGTTCGAGTTGGTGGTTGCCCTCAACCTCAACAACACCCATGCCGTCCTTGTAGTCGATGACCTCAAGAACTTCAGTGCCGTGAATTTGAATGTCAACCGTGCCGCTCATGTCGGTGCGACCAAGCAGGTGCGCGGGGTCAACCCGTGTCTCTGCGATCACATGACACATGCCGTGCTGCTCGATGATGCGATCTTTCACATAATCGGTGGCAACTTTGACTCGGGCGGCGCGATCAGCGTCAACCTTGAACGAACCATCGTCATCGCTCAAGACTTGACCAATCATCGACTCAGGTGAAACACCTTCGCTGAGACAGTGCTCCAAGAGCGTGTGGGAATGCGTGCCGTCAATGGCCGCAGGACCGGATCGATCATCGGGGTACTTAGCCTCCTCGCGGATCGAGCCGGGACAAGCAGCCCAACGATGCCGCTTGCTAGGGCTTAGTTGGGAGTGTTTTATCATGGTTTGATACCCGATTGAGTGCATGAGTATTTAATGACCTTAGTGGTGCCAGATGCCATTTTTTTAGCAGCTTCACCAGCACTTACACAATGTTGCTCAGTGGCAAAAAGCGCAGTGGTCAAACTGTTGCTGTCATTGTTTGACATCATTCCAGTGTGAGCAAATATGATCAAAATCCATGTACTCATAGCGCATTCTCCTTGATCCACTTGTATTTGGCACGACCGCACGACTGCTCAAGAGTTGCGTGACCCAAGAACAAACGAGACACGCCGACCAACTTGTACGAGGTTTCACGAATATCGACACCAGCTTTACGCAGGCTCTTGCGAAGTGATTTGACTTTTTTGGCGTTCACGGTTTACACCTTCAAGGCTTCAATGCCGGTGAACAACTGGCCGTAGTGCTCGGGCTTCACATCGTTGATGTTGGCGTAGCCCAGTGCGGTCAGCACGCTTTGAATCTGTGCGCCCTTTTGTGGGCCGAGTGCTTTGTACGAAGCCATCACGTAATCGATCAAACCCTTCGGATCGCTGAACGGAGCACCAGAGGGGGCCGCTGCTGGCGCTGCAACTGGGGGTTGAAAAGAAGGCGCAGCGGGCATCACGGGAGCGGCCACAGGTGCTGCAACTGGTGCGGGTGCTGGCGCTGCAACAGGCGCAGGTGCGACCACGGGTGCAGGTGCTTGTGCCACTGGTGCGGCTGGTGCTACATTGCTGGACTCAAGTTTGGCAGTAAGTGCAACGACTGCGGCGGTCAGTGCTTCAATTTTCGATTCGAGTGACATATAACGATTCCTTTGGAGTTACGGGGGGTTGAATTACAAGACGGTCGGTATTGAACGCTTGCACTATTTCCCGAAGGACATCAGACGGTTGCCCGTACTTTTCTGCCTTTCGGTGAAATGCTTTGTGATCGTGAGGCGTGAGCCTGACGTTCAGAAATTTGGTGAGAGGTTTGGTAGCCATGATCAAATAAATTTTGCTGCGTTGAACAAAGTGTAGCACAGTTGTGATACGATTGTGCAACGGATTCAAAAAATATTTTGAAAAAGAAAAACCCCGGTGGTTAGACCGGGGTTTCAAAGGGATCAACATGAAGGTGACAACTGCATTGTCAGGAAACATTATATGAGCACAGGGCCACAAGTACAAGCACATCCAGCATCCATTGATGCGTACATCAGATTCGGTTGGTCACTCGTTCCCATTCCAGCAGGAACCAAGGGACCGCGCACACCCGGTTGGAACCTCAAGCCCAACGCACTTAAATCACAAGCCGACTTGCCACCGGGCAACGGTATCGGTTTGGCCCACGCATACAGTGGAACGATGGCCCTTGACATCGATGACTGGGACACCACGGCCATGCTGCTTGGGCTGCAAGGCATCGACATTCAGGCGCTTTACAACGCCAATGATGCGGTGCACATTGACAGCGGTCGTGCGGGTCATGGCAAGCTGCTTTATGCGATGCCTTTGGGACTGGCGCTGCCATCGAAAAAGATCATTACCAATGGTGTGACCAGTTACGAATTGCGCTGCGCCACGGCCAACGGATTGACGGTGCAGGATGTACTGCCCCCATCAATTCACCCTGATACCAAGCAACCTTATTGCTGGGCAGGCAAGGGTCACTGGATGCGCTTACCAACGCTGCCGCAGCCATTACTCGATCTGTGGCAGGGCATGATCGAACAAGACAAGGTGCGATCCATCAGCACCGGTGATTCGATTGACGCATCATGGGACGAGATTCGCAACGCTATCGAGTGCATCAACCCAAGCTGCTCACGCGAGGAATGGATCAGCGTAGGCATGGCCCTGCATTGGGCTGGCACGCAGAGTGAGCAACTCGATCAGGCGTATCACTTGTGGCAAGAATGGAGCGCACAGAGCGAATCAAAATACCCCGGTGATCGTGAGATCGCGCATCAGTGGTTGTCGTTCAAAACCGACAAGGCCACCGCTGTTAAGTTGGGAACCCTTTTCCACATTGCACGCAAGTCAGGATGGACGCGCCCACTGCCCGATGCGACATCATTGTTTGCCGCTGTTGACACCGCGCCCATCGCACCCAAAGACATCATGGCTGGCCTGCGTCCTGCGCCACCGGACATGGATATAAGTGTTTTCCCTAGTATCTTGCAAACCCGCGCACTTGAGATCAGCGACAGCGTGGGATGTGACCCACTGGTGCCTTTGTTCGCTGGTTTAAGCGCGGTTTGCGGGGTCATTGATGCCCAGATGAGGCTTGAGTTGATGCCGGGCTTTAAAGTGCCGCCAGTGCTGTGGTTGATGACCTTGGGCGATCCCGCTGACAAGAAGTCACCCGGCTCACGGCCCATGCTGGCCCCACTCAAAAACTTGGAAGCCGAAGACCGTCCACGCTACCAAAAGGAACTGCTCGATTGGGAGGGCAAAGAGGCAGCGTATGCGTCAGCCAAGAAGACATTCCTCGACTGGTCCGCATCACCTGATGCCATTCTTGGCGGTGACCAAGCACCAGTGGTTCCCGAGATGCCACCGCAGCCCGTACCAGTCAAAATCACGGTCAGCGACATCACCAGTCAGAAGCTGGTGCGCCATGCGTCTGAGCGTCCCCGTGGCTTGCTGTGTCACCTTGACGAGATGAACTCATGGGTGCGTAAGTTGACCGATAAGACCAGCGGCGAGGATCGCTCTGCGTGGGTGGTGTCCTATGAGGCCGAGCGATATGAGATGGATCGTGTGGGCGCGGGGTCGATTCATGCTGAAAACTTGGCCGTGTCGATCTACGGGAACATCCAGCCCACGGTGTTCAGGCAAAGCATTGCCTCTCTCGCAGCGGATGGCCTGTTGCAACGATTTATACCAGCAATTTTGCGCGGCAACAAAACGCGCCTTGGTCATCCTATCCCCGAGTATTTGACAGCGGCTGCTGCATGGGAAAACACGCTGCGCTTGACCTTCGCGCTGCCACCTCAGACCTACAAGTTATCCCCAGAAGCATTCACAGCCTATCGTGAGTTCCAGTCATGGTACGAAGGGGCCAAGCAAGATGAGCGGCTGCTGCACTCAGGCGATGTGTTTATGACGGCCTTTGGCAAGTTGGAAGGCACAGCGGGCCGATTGATCTTGCTGTTTCATGTCATCGAGAACCCTTTCAATTTGATCGTGGCCGAGGATGTTGTCCACAGAGTCATTCGGTTCATCAAGGGCTACCTGATCCCAGCATATCGCTATGCGTTTGGTGAGGTGGGTGGTACAAACACATTCGATGTGTGGGTCACGGACTACATCATCCACCACTGTGACAAACAGACAATCACGCTGTCAGAGATCAAGCGCGGTGGCCGCAGACAGTTCGATGGCATAAGCCCGTGGCAACAGGACCAGTGGGTGCTGGGGGCCATGCAGATGCTGGAGACTGCCGGGTGGGTGGTTCGCATGGATGACGGCACACGGGAGAACCAGCACCACGCACAGTGGGCCATCAACCCTGCACTGGCGACACAGTTCGCAGAGCACCGCAAGCAGGTGATCGCAGCCAAGCAGCGCCAGCTTGACGACATTTACAAACTCAGCACAAAAGGAAAGCCCCGTGTGTACGGGGCCGATGAGTTGGATGAATAAAGGGGGCATTGGCCCCCTTTTTTATTTGAAGTAAACGGCAAGCAGGTAGCACACCATTGCAAAGCCCATAAGGTCTTCTGCTAGTTCGATCATGCACCCTCCAACGTCTTCTCAAGGCGCGTGAGTGCCTTGTCCCACTGATCGAAGTCAGCCACGCTCTGCAAGGCACTTACCATGACTCTGGCAGCTTGGGCCACCTTCTCCAGTCGGTCGTTGCGTGCGCGTAGCAGGCGGTTCTCGGCTTCGCATTCAGCGAGTGCCAAGTCTAGATTGCGTTCGGTGTCGTTCATAGTGGTGCGTCCTCAAAGTTGTCAGGGTTGAATTTGGGTGGGTTGTTGCGACGGGGTGTGGGCAACGGGTGCGTGGGGAAGGGCCAATTAGTCATAGGTCAACCCCAAGTCTCTGGCGTTCTGGGCCTTACGTTCCAGTGCTTCGTTGGCATTCAATGCGTTGAACAGTGCGTACATGTCGAGTAAGCGCATCACCACGATGCGGCGACCTTCGGTGTCGTCATAGATGGTTTCGTACATGCTGCGTTCGCGCACATGCTTTTCAAAGTCGGCTAGGGTCATTTAATGTCTCCCAATGTGACTCTGGGTGTTGTAACCATAAGAGCACGTTGAATTTGAATATTTTGAAGCTGAGTTAAATAAGTCACAGCATCATCTTTAGCTTTGAGCGATGGGGTTGCAGCGGTGTTTATTTGTGACGCCAGCCAAGCGCGTGTCTTATCAATAGCTTCTTGTATTTGTCGATTGTTCATTGCATCTTCTCCTGTAGTTCGGTTGGGTCAATCATCATCATCTGTTGGAAGTACACCGCAAAGCTGGCGCGGGTGTCGTTCTCGAAAGGCATCAAGTTCACCCGAGTCATGGCTTCTTGCATGGCGCTGTTCCAGCCGCTCACGAAGACAAACTTCGCAGCGTCTTGAGGGGTCAGCCCAAGGTCGCCATAGAGGCGGTCATAGTGTTCTAGTGCGTTCATTGGTTGGATTCCTTAACGGTTGGTTGGGAGCCTTAACGGCCAGTGAATAGTTGGGAGCCTTAACCATTGGTTCGATTCCTTAACCAGCCACTGACTGGTTGGGAGCCTTAACGTCAGTCTTGGGCGGGCGTCCGGGCGCACGCTTGGGCGGCGCGGGCACGGCGGCGGGCGTCAGCGCGTCGAGCACGGCGGGCGCGATGGCTTCGAGCGTGGCCAGCACGTCGAGCAGGCGCACGGCGGCGGCGCTGGGTGCACGGGTGCCCGCGGTCCACTTGGTCAGCGTGAACAGGGGCACACCCAGCAGCGCGGCGGCGCGGGGTTCGTCAAGGGCGCGGCGGTGCATCAGGGCCAGTAGCGCGGCGGTGAATGGTGGCACGGTGGCCGGGGCTTCGGTGGTGGTGGTGGTCATAGGATCAGGTTTTCAAGGGTCAAAAAGCCCCGGCCACGGGCCGGGGTGCTGGGTTACTGGGTGCAGGTCAGTCGCGCATAAGGGCGGCCACGATGGCCACGATTCGCACGACAAAACCCACGGCGGCCACGATCAGGGCCCCGGCGATCATGCGGGCACGCTTCGGGCTTCAGCGCGGCCCCGTTCGATCAGGGCGCGGGCTTCGGTTATATCCTTCGGGTTTTCGCGGGCCAGCATGGCCCGGATGGCTTCGGCGCGTGCCCGGCCAGCGTCGGGGCTTTGCGCTTTCTCGTATCGGTGGCCAGCGTTGATATATTCGGCTTCGGTGTACGTCATACAGTTTCCCCTTCGATATCCCACAGGTCAAAAGTTTGGCCGATTGTGGCCAGCGTTTCAGCAGCGGCCCCGCGGGCGTGCTTTGCTTCGCGCATTTCCCCGATACTTTCAAGCGTGGCCACGGCTTGGCCTAGTGCACGCTGCAGCGAATCAAGGCGGCCCAGCAGGGCGGCGCGGTCAAGGTCCCCGGCCATATAGGCCAGATTTTCAGCTTCGGCGGTGGTGAGTTTTTGAGTCATGGTTTTTCTTTCGTGGGTTGTGGCTTCGGTTGTTGTGCTTTCCAACGTGCGTTAGTCGCGTCCCATGCGCGGCGAAACGCTTCGTTTTCTTGTGGCGTGTTGTGCATGGTTTACCCCTTCAAAATTGGAATTACCCGGCGGGCCTTCGCGTCAGTTACCCGAGCGCGTGATCCGTGGGCGCGGAATCCGATAATCACGGTCCGGTCAGCGATGGCGCAAAGCCCGCACGTTTCGCACGTTATCCCGTCGCGGGATTGTGCGGGGCATACGATGATTGTCCGGCCCGCGGGTGTGTAACTCTTCTCGGGTGTATCCGTGGGCACAATGGCCACGACTGGCCCGGCGTCAGCTTCGGCCAGCAGGTCAGCTTCTCCCGCATCGTCAGCCGATAGATTCACGGTAAAACCCCAGCGCGTCGCATGCCCGGCCCAGTGCAGGGCGTCGGGGCTTTTTTTGTGGGTGTAAGTGAAACCCCGGCGGCCAGCATTCGCGGCCACAATCTGGCCCAGTGCTGCAGCGTCGACGGTTTCCCCAGCCCCGGGCAGGTCCCCGGCCACGTTAAACCGCCATAACTGGCCAGCGGGCAGGGCGGCCACGGATTCGCACAACTGGCCCAGCGATCCACCACGGGCGGCCACTTTATCCCAGCTTAACCGGGTGTAATAGTCTTCGGCGTAGCAGTCGGCGCGATAGTGCGGGCAGGATTCGGGGCACGTTTCCCGCTGCGAGTAAGTCACGGGTATCGGCCCGGTTTTTGAATTCGCGGATTGTCGGATAAAGTGGATTTTCATGCAAATCTCCCGCGGGCGATATCTTCGGCCCGGTCAGCGTCAAAGTACAGGCCACGGGCCAGCAGGTCTTCGGCCCCGAAAACCTTGTCAGCGTGGCAGTGCGGGCAGGTGTACCCGGCGGCGTCAGGTTCTACCCCGTCGACGGTTTCCCCGCATGCGAGACAAAAGCCCGTCGAGTTATCCCCTTCGATTATCTCGATCAGCAGCGCGTCACTGGGTTTAAATTGCAAGCGGCCATTTTTGGCGCGGTATTGTTGTGCGTGGTTCATGGCTTCAGGCTCCAATATGTGAAACGATCAGGCGGCCAGCAGGCACGCCCGTGCGGGTGCGAATAATTTCAGCGGTTAACAATTCGTTGATCCCCTTCACCAGTGAGTCAAGATCACGCGCCCAGCGGTTAGGCCCGCCCGTGTAGTCCTTCAGGTGTGCAGCGGTGCGGTACATATAACCCAGCGATCCGCAGGCTTCGGTGTTCACGTAAACGATGGCCCCGGCCAGCGAGATAAACCCGCTACACCCGCGCTTGTCTTCGTTTACCCGGATGTTTTTCAAGGCCACGGTGTGGGCAGGTGAAAACCGATTTTTGAGTTTGGTTGAAAGAATCAGCATGGCGGCCCCTTATGCTTTGCGAGCGGATACCCGCACGGTGTAGAACGGTTCACCCGTCGACGTATGCGCGGCGATCAATTGGCGCGACGGGGCCAGCTTCGCGGCGATGGATTTCCAGTCGATTAACTCGCGCCCGGCGCAATAACTCAGGCTCACGCGGTGCTGGGTGCCTTCGACGGCGGTGCACCCGCTATCGATCAGCACGTCTTTTAAATTGTCCTCTTCGGTTTTCAGATCAGCGATCAGGGCTTTGACGGCGGCCAAGCGATCCACGGCGGCGGCGAGTAAAACAGGGTTTTCGTTTTTCATGGTTACGGTCCTTCAGGTTACGGGGTTACAAGTTACAGGGAAAAAAGAACGACGGTGATCAGGTACAGGCCAGCGGCCAGCACCACGGCCCCGGCGGCCACGGCCAGCGGGTGCGGTTCGTCACTGGCCACGGGGGCCGGGGTGTAGTGTTCGCGGTGGTTATGGTGTTTCATGGCGTGCCCCTTATGCGATGAATTCAGCGTGGCCAGTGCACCCCATGCGATCAGCAGCAGCACGGAGCGCGGCGGCGCTTTTCGTGGTGCGTGCAGCGCGGATCAACGACGACAGGGCACGGGCGACAAAGTCAAGGCCCAAGCCCGCGGCGTGATACTGTTCGATCTTGGCCAGTTCGCGGATTTCTGATTTGTTCATGATGGTTTCCTTCGGTTACAGGTTACAGGTTACAGGGTGCCGATTGTGTGTCGGTGTGGAAATTATAACCCAGCGGGTGCACTTGTCAAGGATTATTTTGTAGGGATAAACCCTAACCCAGCGGGTTACAGTTAACAGGTATCGAAAACCCAGCGGGTGCCCGGCTTCTGCAGGGTGTGACAACTGTGACTGAAATGGGGGGTAGAGATTCTGAGATTCTGGAATTCTTGTGCTGTTTTAAAAAGTCGTATATTTTTGGTCTCGCCCGCGGAGTCACATTGTCACACCCCAGCACCCGAAACCCAGTGGCCGGGATTAAATGGCCAGTTTTCACCCAGCGGGTGCCCGAAACCGGGGGTTTTCAATCGATTAAACCCCGGCCACTGGGTTTCCGTTTCCCGCTGGGTGAATTAACCCTTGTCACATTGTCACACCCTAACCCGCTGGGTTTTTGACCCATTGTCACATTGTCACACCCAGCGATCCCGCGATCCACTGGGTTAGCTAACCCGCTGGGTTATGGTTTCCCGGGTGCACTGGGTGCCCGGCCACGGTGGCGCATGGATCAGCAGCGATCCGCGGCGGCGTGGTGGCCGTGATCCCGGGCGGCGTCGATCCGCGGCGCGGTGGCCAGCGCCTGCGATCCCGTGGCACAAAGCAGGAAACGTGCCAGCGGTTCGATGGGGCGGGTGAGGGCCGAGGACCGATGGGCCACTGGCAGGGTGGAACCGCGAACAATTTTTTATTTTTTCAATTAACCCTAGACCCACTGGGTTCCTTTAATCTCCGCACCACCAATTCAAAACCTGTGGTAGATTCACAGCACTATGGAAACAAGGCAAACCTTATCTGTAGGCGCAGTTGTCACACCCGGCCAAGTTGACGAACTCGACAACCTCGAATTGCCCCAGTGGCTTTCTGTGCCTGATGCCAAGCCGCTCTCCCCGAGCAAGGTGATGCGTGAACTCGTCCATGCTCAATACGAAAACATCTTCGAGCGGATCGTTGAGCAGATTTACCGTGGCCGCTCCCTTGCATCACTGCTCGATGATGACCATCGGGAGATCAGCTATGAGGGGTTTTTGCGCTGGATCAAGCGAGACCCGATGCGCCATGAGCGATTCAAAGAAGCGCAGGAG